ATCAAGGCCAAGAACGGCCAGTACCTCGCGATCCCGACGCCCGATGCCGGCGTCCGGCAGCTGTCGAAGCAGCGCACGAAGGGTTCGACCGACAACACCCTGTCCCCCGCAGCGTGGGAGCGGGAGACCGGCACCAAGCTGCGCTTCATTCCGACCCGCAGCGGCGGCGTGCTGGTCGCCGATGCCTTCTACCGACGGCAGGCCGCGCGCTTCCATCGCCGCAAGAGCTTCCGCCCGATCCGCGAGGCCGGCCCGGCGAAGGGGCGCACCTTCGTGGTGATCTTCGTCCTGGTGCGCCAGGCCAAGCTCCGCAAGCGGCTCGACATCGACACGACGGCCAGGGCCTGGGCCGAGCGCGTGCCGGCCGCCATCGCCGCCAACTGGCAGGCTTGATCCGAGGACGTCGCCATGGCGCGCTTCGCTCCGTTCGTCGCCCTGCTCCTGCTGCTCATCGCGCCTGCCCTGGCCGAGCCGCCGCCGACCGTGGCGCCCGGCGCAGCGCAGAGCGTGCAGCTGTAGCCGGTCGCGATCTACGGCGCCGATGGCCGAGTGGTCTCGTTCCCCGATCCGAACCGGACAATGGTCATGCCGTTCGTCCAGGCGACCGGCAGCGGCTTCATGTTCCCGGCGACCTCGTCGCCGCAGCAATTCCTGGTCACCCAGCCGGCCGGCACCACCACTTACCGGGCCTACAACCCGTGCGCCGCGGCGGACGTCCGGATCACCAGCGTGTCGGCGCTCGAGCCGCTGGTCGCGGTCGCGACCGAGTACCCGGGCGTGGCACGGGTCACCTCCCGCACGGGGACGATCGATCGATTCAGCGGAACACGGTTCGGCCGCGGCGCAGAGACCCTGGGCAGCGCCGCCAACCCGATGGGTGGCCCGAACCGCATCGTCTCCATCATGATCGTGCCGATTCCCGGCTACCCGGCCGACCTCTCCGGCATGACCTGCGAATTCGAACTCATGTACGGGAGCGGCGGCTGATGCGCTTGCGTCACATCGCGCTCTGCGGCGCGCTCCTGGCGACGCCCGCCGCAGCGCGCGTGCCCGGGACCGCCGGCCCGCCAGGGCTGCGCGGCGAGAAGGGCGAGCCCGGGGCACCCGGACCGAAAGGAGATCCTGGTGAGCGAGGACTTCCGGGAGCGGCTGGGCCGTCTGGACCGAATGGCGAGCGCGGCCCCGCAGGGTCTACCGGACCACAGGGCAACGCTGGATCTCAGGGCGTACCCGGTCCGGCCGGCCCCGCAGGCGCCGCCGGTGAGCGCGGTCCTGCTGGTGCGCAGGGATTGACGGGACCAACCGGACCCGCCGGCCCGACAGGCGCACAGGGCTCGACAGGAGCCACCGGGGCAACCGGCCCTGCGGGTGCCGCCGGCACACCGCGGCGTGTGGAGCGCTACACTCAGCCCGCCAACGCGAGCGGTTTCGCCACTTTCACTTGGCCGCCCTGCACCACGACGCCCGACGTGGATGTGATCCCGGGGTGGATCACGATCGGCGGCGTGCAGCAGATGGTGACTGGTGGCGTCGCTTCGCAGACCGCATCGGGCGCGACGGTCACCGTGAATATCTCGCAGGGCACGATCGCCCTTTCCGGCACGCCGTTCAGGCAGGCCGACAGCGGCCCGGCCTCGACCGTCCGCGTGATCTGCAACTGAGCGGGCATCCATGCCGAGCAAGCGAGAACAGGTCCTGCAGGGCGTCTCGGTCCTGCTGAAGGGCGCCTTGCCGAAGGCCGCGCACTTCCGCAACGAGGTGAAACCGGAGACGATCCCGACCGGCGGCTTCGTCAACATGGACGACGGCGACCCGGGCGAGCCCGAGGTCACGCTGAACCCCACCACCTGGATCTATGAGCACGCCATCCCGGTCGACGTCGCTGCGCTCAAGAGCCGGACCGTCAGCGCCGAAGTGCGGCTGGACGCCATGCTGCAGGCCATCGGCGCGGCCGTGGCGGCGGACCGGACCCTCGGCGGCCTCTGCGACTACCTGATGGTGCAGGCCGCCACTACCGAACCGCTGACGGCGGAGGGCGCGGCCGTCTCGCGCCTAGCGCTGGTCGAGATCGTCGCCGTCTACGGCACCTCCGATCCCCTGAACTGAACCTGAGGAGAGAACCATGGGGGCGGCACCGCGAGATGCGGCCGCGGTCGCGCGGCTGCACGAATTCCTACGGTACGACCCTGAGACAGGATGTCTCTTCTGGCGCAAGAAGCCGAGCAAGCGTGTCGTCGTGGGGGCACCAGCAGGCTTCCCGACCGCCACAGGCCACCTTCGCATCGAGATCGCCGGACACCGCTACTGGACTCACCACATTGCATGGCTCTTCGTCCACGGTGTGTGGCCGAGCGACATAGTGGACCACATCAACGGGCGGCCTGACGATAACCGCATCGCGAACCTTCGCATCGCCGATGCTTCGAAGAATATGCAGAACAGCAGGATATATTGCACAAATACATCTGGTTTCAAGGGTGTTAGTTTCTGCAAGCAGACGGGCAAATGGCGCGCTGCAATTACCAAGAACACCCGCCGAGTGCATCTCGGTCGCTACCCGTCACCTGAGCTTGCGCACGCCGCCTACGTCCGGGCTGCGGGTCGCATGTTCGGCGAGTTCGCCCGAGTCGCCTGACCCTCAACCTCTAGAACATTCAGGAGAGCACTATGGCTAGGGCCAGAGGCGCGAACGCCATCATGGCGGCTGCCTTCGAGACCACCTATGGCGTCCCGCCGGTCAGCGGCTTCCGGAAGCTGCCCTTCGTCTCGTCCAACCTCGGCGAGGAGCAGGGCCTGATCGCCAGCGACCTGCTCGGCTACGGCCGCGAGCCGCTGCCGCCGACCCGCGACGTCGTGAACAACGACGGCGACGTGGTCGTGCCGATCGACCTGCGCAACTTCGGCAACTGGCTGAAGCTGTTCATGGGCGCGCCGTCGAGCACCGATGCCACCGGCGTGCGCACCCACGTGTTCACGTCCGGCGCCGTCGCCCTCCCTTCGATGACGGTGGAGGTCGGCCTGCCGGAGGTGCCGAGCTACGGCCAGAACTTCGGCGTGCGCGGCAACACCATGCGGGTGCAGATGCAGCGCTCCGGCCTGCTCACCGCAACGCTCGGCCTGATCGCGCAGGGCGAGAACAAGTTGGTGGCGTCGGCCGCCGGCACGCTCGCCGAGGCCAGCGTGGAGCGGTTCAGCCCGTTCCAGGGTGCCATCACCCGGGGCGGCCAGCCGCTCGGCTCCGTCGTGTCGGCCGACTTCACCTACACCAACAACCTCGACAAGGTGGAGGTCATTCGCGGTGATGGCCGGATCGAGGACGCCGACCCCGGCATGGTCATGATGTCCGGCAACGTCACGGTCCGGTTCGCCAACACCGTCCTCCTCGACCAGGCGACCGCCGGCACGCCGGTGGAGCTCACCTTCGGCTGGGTCACCGACGCGGCGCGCTCGCTCGTGTTCACGGCGCACGCCGTCTACCTGCCGCGCGCCAAGACGCCGGTGACCGGCCCGAACGGGGTGCAGGCCACCTTCGCGTGGCAGGCGGCGAAAGACATGACGCTCGGCAAGACCGTCACCGCCACGCTCATCAACAACGTCGCGGCATACTGACTGCGGTATGGGCCGCATCCGGGTCGGCAAATCCCTTGCCCTCCGGGCGCGGCCCTCGGTACAACGGCATGACCCCGCTCGTGCGGGGATGGATCGCACGGAAGGTATTCGCACCTGCCGTGCGTTAGCTTTGCTCGCTACGCTGAGCGAAGTTCCCCGCGGGCCTGGGGATCGTTGCGAACCTGCCGACCGGCAAGATGATCGCAAATCAGCGTCCGATCGCTTCTTTCTCCGCGAGAAAAAATGATCAAGCTCTCCCAGTCGGTCGAACCGTTCTGGCTCGACGTCTTGCCCGGCGTCCGGATTCGCTTCCGGCCGATCACCGTCGCTTCGATGCTGGTCGCCCGCGAGGCCGTTGGCAAGGTGTTCCGCGGCGAGGATCAGGACGACGTCGGCGCGCGCGCCAACATCGCCCTCGTGCGCGAGCTCGCCCGCCGCGGCATCGTGGAGTGGGAGGGTATCGGCGATGCCGATGGTCAGCCGATCCCGGTCACCCGCGAGGCCGTCGATCTCCTGATGGAGAATTGGCCGGCCTACGACGCGATCGACAACCTCTACGTCGCGCCGGCCCTGGCGAGGGACGCGGAAAAAAACGCATCGTCGAACTCGTCCGCTGGCACTTCGGTGGTGGCGCGGGATACTGCGACGCCTGCGGCGTAGAATGCGAGGCCTGCCCGTACCGCGAGCACGCGCCCGCCACGGACGATGGCCTGACGGCCTGGGCCGTGATTCGTCGCTGTGGCGGGCAGGTCAGGGCCGGCATGGGCGCCCCCTATGCTCTCGACTTCGGCGCTGTGCTGGCGCTGGCCGGCGCCATGGGCGCCAGCACGGCGCTCCTCGCCGACGTCCTACCGCACGTCGAGCCCGTCATCGTGAAGGCCTACCAGGAGCAGAGCGAGAATGCCGACTAGCGTCGCCACCCCCGACAACACCGGCTGGACCACGCCATGATGAGCCGCATCCTTGCACCCCTCGTGCTCTCGGTTGCCCTTGCTGCGCCGGCTGCCGCGCTGGAGATCAAGTCCGACCCGCGGACTGGGGCAATCCCGTCGCTCACAGCCCCGGGCGAGATCGCCATCAATCGCGCGGACGGGAGGTTGTTCTGGCGCATGCCGGACGGAAGCCTCGGGACATCGACCCTGCTGAACGCCCTGCCGAGCGGCCGGCGCGCCGTCGAGCAGGGCCAGTCCGACGACCAGACCGTCGCGCCGAACCCGGCCGCCCCGCTCAACACGCTCTCTCGCCTGCTTGCCGACCGACAGACTACGACCTACACGCCCGATCTCGGCCCCGGCATCGTCGGTGCGCCGCGCTCAGTCGTTGAAGCTCTGGATGCCGGCTATCTCGACGCCCGCGCTCTGGGCTTCCGCTCTTGCTTGACGGACTGCGCTGCGGCGCGGGCGGCGAACGACGCGGCTGCGGCATCCCTAAGCTCCAAGCTCTCGGACGTCGGCGGCACGATCTTTTTTCGTCGCGGAATTTGGCCCTTTACCCAAGGATTCAATCTCACCGACAAGCATTTCGGGGTCGTTGGCGAGGGTGAGGGCCGGACGATCCTCCGGTTCGATGGAACGGGAAATCTTTTCAACATCACAGAGAACAGTCTGTTCTATCGGTTGGAGTTTCGCAGTTTCACGGCATGGGCCGCTTCGACCGGCGCCAACACCACCATCAAAATCGTCCGGCCGCTCGGAAACAGCTCTACCCAGACCGGCCCCAACATCAGAAACGTCGAATTCGTCCCGACAGACCCGGCGAAGTATCAGTGGCAGACTGGCATCGACTGCCTCGGATGTTGGAGCCTGAACGTAACGGAAAATCTTTTTGTCGGCAAAGACAACGCGTTCAGCGCCGATTTTCTTATTCTCAGAGATAAGTCAACCCCTCCCACCATCATCAACAACAAGGTGTTTTCGGCTAATAGGGCTGTCTATGCTCCGCCCGGGGCGTTTGTGGAGGGTCCAATTATTGTCGCCAACCAGTTCGTCGGCGTAAATTACGGGATCTTTCTCGATAATGCGAACAATGCCCCGGGCGCACAAATTATTGGAAATCACATCAATGCATACATCGCTGGAATTGTTTCCATTGCTAGACCGCAGGTGATGATCGCGAAAAATCTTCTGTATCGCTATGGAAGCTCGACGACCGGTTTTGACTGGAATGGCATCTATCTTGGGGCGGCATCGTCCGATGCATCTATCGAAGATAATTCTTTCTACGGTTATAAGGGCCAGTATCCGGGCAACGCCACGGCCGTGACTGGTGTAAATTCTACGGCCGGATCGGTCTTCGGCGGAATGATGGCCGATCTGAACTACGGGATTGTCGGGTCCCAGAACTGGGCCGTCGTCTACGATAACATCAAAACGCGAAATGTAACCACTTTCGATTATCAGCTTGGCGCCGGGTCTTACAGGGGCAATGTCTGGGCTTTCTGATCAGCCGCCCCGTCGTGACCTTGCCCCGACCGCAGCGCCACCCGGCCTGGTCCTGACACCCTGACATTTGGAGAGCGGCGATGGACGACGGCAGAGTCGCGCTGGAAGACAGCCGGCGAAATCTCAACACCGCAATGGATGGTTTCAGCAGAAACCTTTCCGGCCTTCGCTCTGATTGGAACTCAGAGTATTGCAAGACAATCAAGACAATCTGGTTCGGAGCGGCAATCATTATTGTCGCGTTCTACGGGGCTGTCTTTTTCGTGCTCAACAGCTTGTTCGGACGCCCCTGGTTCTAATATCCCGACACAGGAGACATTTTATGACCGCGACGACGTTCGAGCGGGCGATGCCGCTCGTCCTGGCCCACGAGGGCG